GCTAGCAAGATCAAGCTTATATCCTTCCAGGACTTTAGTCGTTATATCTGCAAGAACTTCTTTATTTTGTTTGTCAGCAAGGTTAGTGATAAGTACAACTGCTTCAGCTCTGAGAGCTTCTTTTTCCACAAGAGCAGTCGTAGTAGGATCAACTTGAATTGGAGCAATAATGTCTTCAATTGGTTCCTCAGTTGCCCAAAAAGGAACTTGCCCCATTAAGCTTGCTTGTTCGTCATCAGGAAGATTACTGCCTGTGTTAAGGGTTGAGTTGGTTCGTGTAGGCAGCTTCGCTGCTTGGCCAGCAATAATCGCATTCGCCATCGGAGTCGCTGGATTGCCTGGATCAACAAGTTCCTCTACAGGAAATTCAAAACCATTATTAGTCATTTATCAATATCCAAAAATTAATAGTTGTATAGAAAAGAAATTATTGTTCGGTTGATCCACGTCTAGTGTGCACACCGTTTGACGCTTTACGACAGGCACGTAGCTGTCTCTCTATGAAGGCCGCCAACATCCAGTAATTATCTCAGCGCTAAGACTTTCCTCGAAACTTCCCCCAATAATTTCTTTTCTATCCAACTAGTATCCTGTAACCAGACTTGCTTCCTGGTGATTGTAAAGTTCACTTTCTTCCCAAGCCTGAAACTCCCAATAAGGTTTCGCGATTGCTCTCTTGAGTCCAGACATAACAATATATCTTGTGTCATCCATCAAATGATCTTTGTCTTTAACAATATGACCGTTCTCGTCCCGTCTGTAGATTCTAAACTCTGAGAACCAATTAACTAGAGAAGCAAAAACTTTTAATCTATTCGTACTAAGCATTTGCCAAGTAAGATATAATCCAGCCTCAACTGACTTATTTGCATTTTCAAGATCCAAGCCAAGCTGATTATAGATTTCAAAAAGTTGCTTACCATCCTCTTGACTACGGCCATGTGCAGCTGAATCAATAACTCCTGGAATCCAAACCCCACGAGCTTTAATACCATCAGCATGAATGATTGGTTCTTGTTGACCTTGATAATATTCACTGTAAAGGTATGTTATGTGACTAGTAGGATCAGTAGCTGCCCACAATGCAGCAGTCTTCTTCCAGCCGACATCCAACGCATAACAGCGGAGCCAATGATCGGGAATAGCGAAGTCAGCGACTGTAATATTGCTTTCGAGGATTGGATAAATTGCACCAGCCCCTAGCTGAGGTACGCCTTTCGACCTGGCGTCTCGTTGATGTGGTGGTAAGGCTGCCCAGAGTTTGTCTTTCTGTTCAGTGGTAAGGTGTGGCGCATCATCCCAAGTAGCTTGTATAAGGAACTTACTGCCTTCTTGATTATCTTCTATTTTGCCGTTTGGCATGAACTGAAGAACAGTATCAGTTAGGCCCTCTAACGGTGTGAAGGTAAGCATGATTAGACCATTCGTCGTCATTGTCCGAGTTATACATTCAGTATAGATTGGCAATGGGCATTCTTCGTCCAGCCAGATCAGGTCTTGCTCAGTTCCTTCAAAAGACTTTCGACCCTCAGCATAAGACTTGATCTTAATCCGAGATATGCCACCAGAGATATGCTTGACCAAGATCATGTCGATGGCATTGGCAACTCCGCCGGCTTTCGGGCTAGTCTTTATAATGTACTTTTCTGGGATAAGTCCAGTTCCATACTCTTCAGGATTCCCGATAAGTTTATACTGAACAATATCTCTGGCAGTTGTGCTGGTCGTTCCACAGGCCCAGATTGAAACTGGTTTGGTGAATCTCTTGCCAGTCCACCAACCTGGATAGCGACCTGTTGCATGTAGGGTTGTTTCGTATGCACCAATTCCTTCCGACTTGCCGATGCGGTTTGCAGCCATGATGCAGCGTTCAGAAAAGTCTGCGCCGGCTGCAAAGAACTGCATGTGCTTAGGATAGTTATCTCGACTCAGCGGACCGCCATCTGGATAATATTGTGTTATCTTATTTTGCTTGATCCGGATGTTCTTGGCTTGCAATAGTTTGAGGTATTGCTCTTTGCGGTCTCTATCAAGGTGGGAAAGATCCATCATTATGACCTTTTAATATTGTGAAAAGGATCAAATGACAGGTCTTCTAAAATTGAGGCATCTTCCATCAGAAGGGGTTCTTCAAAAGATTCGTCAGGAATAAATAGGCCGGCTTGTTCTTCAGTACAGAACAAATCTTCCAGAGATAAATCATCCTCGTTAGCAGGCATCGTGACAACAGCATGATCTGAAGCAAGAGGAATGGTTGCGAAGGAGAGGTTTTGTTTTAAGGACTTTTTAACCTCTGGAAGATTTTTACCCCCTGTGCGATTGATTGCTTCTTCGATTGCAGCTATTTCAGCATCAAGTTCTTCATCAGTTTTGGTTTGCAGCGTCATGTCAATGTTCAACCGATCTGGAGCCTTATAACCATTACGATCGAGAACATCTTTGGCTGCATTAAACTGGACTGAGGCTGGAACTGCTTTGCGTGAACTTTTGTCTAGCAAATGCTCAAAGGTAGCTAAGGCTTCTTTGTTGAGGCTGACAAGTTTCTTTCTGACATCCAAAGTTGCTTCGTGCGCCCTGTCTTGAAGGCCATTTAAGTAGGCTTGCCCAAGTGGGGAACGCAAGATTGTAGATACGGATGATTGAGCCATGCCAAGACGCTCAGCAATTTCCTGATTTTTGTAGCCGTTAAAGGCCATCTGGATAATGTTGCGGTGCTGAGATTTTAGTTCTTTCAACATGGTTGGCAGCTTTACAGGCGAAATAAGTTAAATGGAAGTTGGAAACCTTTTGGAACTGTCCTATTTTATGTTGACATATTATTGTGAAAAGGTCAATATAAAAATGCGTAAGGACTTAATTTTCCTGCTTTTTCCATAATGCCGGCAAACATATTGAGCCTACTATAATATATAATGCCTGCCAGTTAGTTAATGCTTATAGTTTTGCTAATAGTGACAAGTTGAATGCTTGCCTAATTATAATTGTTCCCGATTAACTGATGGCTCGCCTGACTGTTCATATGTGAACACAGATGTGAAAGGTGACGATTGCCGGCAATGACTAAATGCTTGTTTCCGCAAATTATATGAGAAAGCCTAATCCACTACAGGAGGATCGAGGCATCCACACACGGGCAGGTCACTCACAAGAAAGATTGTTCCCTCCACAACAGGTCACACGCACACAAGATGCACCTGGCAAGCAGGTGAAACAAATTAATATTATATTCCTGGCAAACTTGGGAATATTTTAACATGATGGTCCTGGCAGATTGGAGAGTATCATACAAATGATAATGCAGAATAACTCTTGACAGTCTGGCCATGGGGGAAGTATTGTAATTGAGAAAGGACAAGCAATTAGAAAAGAAAGAATGGTGAAAAATAATTCTTGACAAACCTTTCCAAAGTTGATATACAGTAATTAACAGGCTGGAAAGAATTATAAGCAATCAAACAATTTCAATAGGAGAAACATTATGTGGCCTCATGAATACACTGTCTATTCAGTTCGTGGTGAAAAGTCTTGTCTCATTCTGGTTATTGATAAAGAAGAGAAAGCGAGGAAACATGCAGAGAGATATACCAAGCGAACAGGTTTACCATGCACCATTTATAAAGAATATTATACCGGATATGGTATGGTAATTGAGCGGGAAGAAATAAAACTTGATACGAAAAAGAAATAGTTTTATTCTTGACTTTCTGGACAAGAATATATAACTTGTCCAGATAGATAGGAATAAGCCTATCAAAACAATAACCATCATAAAGGAGTTTTATCATGGCACAATCAATTTTTGTAACACTTGACACCCTGAAGACGGAAACTTCAGTCCCGGCAGTTGGTTCGATGGTAAGTCATACTTTGCCCCGGTCAATCTTTCCTACAAGCGAACAGTTTGCAGACGAAGAAAAGTTGGTAGCCTGGGCCAAGGAAAGCGGTTGCCTACATGCATGTTTGCAAAAAGGTGTTCAGGCAAAACTTATTGATGCTCGTGCAACTTTTAAGGCTACAAAGAAAGGTGCGGAATGGTCGCCTGAGTTAGGGCAAAGCAACGTGGATGGTATGAAGTGGGAAGCTGCTGAACGTCCAGCCAGTGCAAAAAGTGATGAGCAGAAAGCCATTGAAGCCATGTCTAAACTTAGCCCGGAAGCACTGGCGGAAATCCTGGCAGGTATGGGCAAGTAACAATTACGCAACCATTCAACTCGGGCATAGTCCATGCGATTGTGCCCGAACATTGAGGTGCAAGCATGAAATATTCAAAACGCTTCCTAGCATTCTTTAACCGCAAATCCGCGCCGTACCTGCCTGAATGGGTTATTGAGGCATGGTACGTGCAATTCTCAGAGGTTGACTTCCACCTGGTGAAAGCATCATGAAGATTACCAAACTCGCAAAGGACGTAACCTACGGAATTAGTTTTGCTAAAGCGATTAAGTTGACTTCAGATCGTGAGGAAATGAAAGTTGTGCGGTGCATCTTATGTCAAGATTGTCATAATGTTAGCAGAGTCTTAAAATACCTTGGCTTGATGCCTGAACGATACAACAAGGCCATTCAGACTGGCATCTGCATTGAACTATCTAGATAATAAAAAGCCTAACAACCTGTTATCAGTCTAGCCCGATTAGGTTCATGTGACCTTTTCGGGCTTTTCTTATTGCTAATGCCTAACAACCTGTAAAATGCCTAACAGACTGAATTGAAGTATCAAAACTGCTACTTAGCAAAAACTTATAAAGGCCAGTAGCGAGATAATTGTTGCTGGCTTTTTTTGTTTGCAGGGTTTGCAAGGTTTACATAGTTTGCAGGACCAGGGATGAATAGTACCACATAGTAGGATATCCATAAAAGCCCTACAATGCCCCGGAAAAGCAGCCTGCTCGATAGAGCTACCTACATAGTCCTACCACCATAAAAGCCTTCTACAGCCCTTCCAGGCCCATTCCCGGTCATATCTACCAGCTACAAGACAACAAACAGGAAGAAATTTGAATGGTTTACAGGGTAGACGAAAGGTAGGCACAAGCATACAAAAAGTAAACCCAGGAAAGCACGAGTAAACACAGGAGTACACGCAGACGGGTAAACAGAATAAAGCTAGTAATAACAGGTAGTTACCTTGTTTACAGGTTTGCAAAGAGTAGACAAGGGGTAAACTTGTAAACGGCAATAATATCAGATAGTTACACCTGTTTGCCTAGGTTTGCAAGTAAACCCCACCCTCCTTTCAGGAGAGGGAGAGGGGGTATCTATTTTAGTATTTAATTTTTTTATTAAATAGATGTACTTAAAGGGGTTTGCAGAGAGGGGGAGGGTAGGTTTACTTGCATACCCTAGTAAACACCTAATTCCTCAACAATACCAGCCATTTACACTGTCTACCCTTGTTTACCTTTCGCAAACCCTGCCCACCTACAGCCATAATTCCCCAACAATATCAGGCACTTACCCCCGGCTTTGCCGATTGTTTGCCTACCCGTAAACGCTAGAAAACTCTTGCAAACCACGCCAAACCCTTGTATACTGCCTGTACACACACGGCAAACACGCAAACCGGAAAACCCTACACCGTAGCACTTGACAACCTAGCCAAGCAAACAACGCTTGGCAAACAACGCTTGGCAACCATCTCAACCATCACAGGAGCAACCGCCATGTCAAACCCAACCGTAAGTTTTCGCATCTCCGATTATCACCTTGCCCGAGGATTGCGAGCCATCCGAACCATTGAACCCAACTGGAAACTGACTACTCCAGCAGAACTGATCAGAACCATTTTTAATGATTACATAGCAAAATCAGAATTTAGCAACAACAGCCCGTTAAGTGTAACTCCAGAACTTCTTGAAGAGATTGCTATGGCAAGAATGGGAATGATCAAACAGCCTGGACAAAACAAAAACCTTGCTCCACTCCCTCAACTTGGTCAAGCAAACAAACCAGCCTGGCAAATACAGCGAGAACTTGAAGAAGAAAAGATATTCATGGCTATCAAGCAAGAACATGCACAAAAGAAAGAACATGCACAAACTAAAGAACTATCAGAAAAAGAATTAGCTGAGCAAATCAGTTTAGCCTTTCAAACATCTAAACCACTTCCCAAACCTTCAGAATTCCATGATCCAAATAACACCGATTCAGAAATATCCACTGTAACTGATTTTAGCCCTCCGAAAGATTGGATAGATAGCGAGGAATAAGCACAACTAATGGACGGGCATAACGTGGTGGAATTACACGGTTTTTGCGTTATGCCCGACAGCACGTCAGAACGCCCACCACGGCACCCGCTACGCGGACATACCCTTATACCCGTTTTCCCGGTCCGGCCCGCTATGGCCGTCCTACGCCTTTCCTGGCCCTATTCCGCCCGGCCACCATACTATATACACGCCACCGACCAACTACCACACCGTAGTACACGACACAACCGTAAACCGCCTACGTGTTTTCCCGTTGACAAACCCACTTGTATACGGTACACTATACCTATGATATAGCCATACCTTTTTAGCAGTCAAAATCACTTCGGAGGACTATCATGATAAATCTTGATATTAGAATTAGTATCATCGGACAAAACGAGAATAATATCATTGTTGAGTTTAGCATTCCAGATGAGTGGTCAAACATTCAAGAGATTGCAAAAACTGCAACAATGCAAGAATTTATAGAGTTATACGAGTGCATAACACCAGACACAGTACAAGATTTTACTAACACCATTGTTATGAAAAATTCTTTTAATCAATAAACTAAAGTTTTTTCTTAGTGTGCATATGACTGTTCAAAAAGTAACTTTATCAATAGATGCAGAAACATATCAAAGGTTTCAAGCAATCAAAAAGGAAAAAGGACTGTCAATTTCTGCTTGGGTAACTTCTCTAATGCAAAAAGAAATTGAAAAATACCAGAAAGAACGAATAATTAAACTTAGCTCAGGTGTTGAAATTGCTAAGGCAATGTATGCCGTTGGAATGAGACTTGATATCATTAAAGAAAAACTTCTTCCTGTTTATGGAAATGCTGTAATTGAAGAAATTATGAAACAAATTGATCCGTGATAGATATTTAACCAATTGGAGACTCTCATGCAGCAGTTAAAGCCAAACCAAATAAGTGCCTGGCCAGCCTTACGATGGTCTGAAGCAGCCAGCCTGTTCAAAAAGTTAATAAGCCATTGCAAGGCTGACCAAAAAGAATGGCTTAACCTAACAGTCAGTATTGTCAGCCGTAGATTGGCAGATAAAATACTTGGGATGATCAAAGCCAGGAAATAGCTAACAACTGAATTACAACCATCACCTTGATAGGAGCCAACCATGAAACCCTTTCCCTGTAATTTCTGCCATCAGCCAACATTGCGTATCTGTCGAGATAGCAGACTTAAAAATGATTTAGTTAATTGTTGTAAATCCTGTCAGGCAGAACAAAATAAAAGTAAAGAACATATAACAATTAGTAGCGTCTGCAAGCAAGATAAGGATTAATATGAACACAACATTCTATTATGCCCTTGTTCCAAGTGAACTTTTCCACTTGCAAGAGCAATGCACAATTTGGTTGCCTGAAACCCAGCCACTTAACCAAGCAATCTGGGAACCCAGTCAGATAATTGCAACCTGTGATCTTAGCTACCTGTTCCAAATTGCAGAAAGAATCAAAATTGGAGCCATCACCCCTAGTGATGTCATCTGGATTGAAGTCAAGAACCAAACCGCTACAGCTTACACATTTAGAAGCGACGGCAAGATTGCTAACTTTTTCAGAATTGTTTAACCAAACGGAGATAATATGAAAACCTCTTCAAAAATTGTAACATCTGAATTATCCGCATGTAAGAAAACCGCTCTAATTTGGCGAGAACTCGCTCGGACTGGTGATTATGATAAAATGAATGCAATTGAGAAAGTATCTCCACCTAATTATTACTTTTCTAACGATTGTCCTTGCTGTGAATTTGTTGGAGAAATAGAATTAGATGACATTCTTGATAATTGTCCAGCCTGTCCAATGAAAGATTTCTGGCCAAGCAATATGCCTTTCTATATGTGTTGTGATGAAAAATCAGAAGATGATTCCATTGGAATATACATGCTATGGGTAGAGGCAGAAAAGCTTGAAAATCGTTGCAAATATGCCACTACAATATATCATCTTGCTCTCGAAGCATCCGAATACTGGCAAGGGATGAAAGATATGAATTCATAGTTATTTAATCAAGCCAAGCAACGAAGTTGCCCGCCTTTAAACACCAGCCAAAGGAGAACAAGGTCATGAAGATTGTAATCAATACTTGTTTCGGCAAATTTGAATTGTCAAATAAAGCAATCTTGAGAATTGCAGAATTGAAAGGAATTACCTTATATAAAGATAGTAAAGGTGATTTTTATACCTCTCCAGATTTTACTGATGAAACATATTTTTCTATTTATGGTATTTCCAGAAAATCTTTAGAGCTTGTCCAAGCAGTAGAAGAGTTAAAAGAAGAAGCAAATGGTACTTGTGCAAAACTCAAAGTAGTTGAAATCCCAAATGATATAGACTGGTATATTGAAGGATGTGATGGCCTCGAGTATGTAGCTGAAACACATAGAACCTGGAGCTAAATTGTTCAGTTTTAAATTAAAATCATCTATCAAAGGAGCTACCATTATGAATAAGCAAAGCTACGAAATTCAATCAGATTATTCCTGCAAATGTGGAAAACCAATTAAAATGAACCTCTTTAGTAAAAAGAATAGAAAAGATCTTCTCTGCTACAAGTGCCACAGAATTTCAATCGGAAAGCCACCTTATCATGTGCCACGAAGAAAAAGGCTTGATGCAGGGCTTCCAGTGCATAACTAAATTGATTGCCTAATCACCAGGCCAAAACCCTAGCAATATTAATGTTTTGACCTGGTAATGAGTTAGTCAATTTAATAACCTCAACAATGGAAAGGCTAATGAAAAAGATTAAATCAAAGCCACTTACAAAATATTATCAAAATGAAAAATACATCTTTATTAATGGCATAGCAAATGTGCCAAATATGCATGATAAAAAAGGTAAAAACTATACAATAACACTTACAGAATTTAATGAACTAAGCAAGATAAAATAAAACTATAAACAATTTTAATCAAGGAGCCAGCCATGAAATCTAAGCCAAGCAGCAATAAGAACCATTTCACACCTTTTGAAGCTATGAATACAGAGGCTATTTGCCTTGGAATTCTTTGGACACTTGGAGCAATAGCCATAGTTGCATTGCTCGTCTTCTTTGGAATCAACGAAGTAAAGGAAGTATTTCAACCAATTGTTGATGCTTTGCAAGTTCAGCCAAGTATCAAGTAAAAGTAAGCTATATTGCCAAACAATTAGTTTCACTGTTCACTTGTGAACGTCCATTACAAAACTTTGCACTTAGGGAGGTCATAGCAATTATGAAAGGAAAAACAATTCGTTTCTACAACAGATTTGGAACCCATATGGGATGGAAATATCTTGCCAATGTAACATACTTTGAACTGATTAACTGGCTCAAAGCAGGCAACACATTAAGATTTCAGAAGCAAACACTTACTAAGCAATCCCACAGTAATGAAATCTTCAAAATCTTGCGGAGATTATAATGACAATGACAGCAGAAGAGATTATGTCTTTTCAAGGTTACGAGTTTACATATGTTTTCAAGGATGGAGATACAATGCCAGCATATATTAAGAAGATAGACTTATATGAGGAACTAATAACCTGTTGGAGCTTTTCCTTAGTTACAGCTAATGGGATTAAGTTTACTCCATTAAATGAAGAAGAAGAAACTGAGGGTGCTTGTTGTTTATGTTGGGAAATTAATTTAGCTGGAATAATTGAAATGCTTACAGAAATAAAAACTACTGGAAAGCATTTATACAGACAAACAGGCCTTGGATCTTTCACAGGCTGTCCATTCTAAGGAGCTTAGCCATGAAAAAACTCTGTCCAGTTTGCAACACCCTCAATAACGCAATCGGCTTCAACCTAACGGAAAAAGAAATTCATAACATTAGCAAGATTGGATTGTCCGAACAGCTTTGCAAGACCTGCTACCAGAAAGAACTTACAACCAGGCTAGAAGCAACAAAAGCTGAACTAATCCCACTGAACAAGGAAAAAGAAATTACTCAAACCGCCTACCATAAAGCCTACGAAGCCTGGAAAGACGTAGCCACCTTGTACCAGGCTATCGATTACAATCTCAACATGAATAAACATGCAATCAAAATGAAAGAAACAGTCAAAATTAGGGTGCCAAAAACCAGTGAACCAGTCAACATCGAACTCCTTTGCCAGCAGATTCTTGCCACCCTAAGTAAAGAACAACAACAGGCGATAATTCAAACCTTTAAAGCAACTCAAACTATGTAATAATAATTGGAGAAGCTGATATGATTATTAAAGCTAATACTTATATAATGTATTGTGCAAACTGTTATAATAATGAAGACTCTTTTATAAAAGAAATCTTAAGTAAAGAAGTTTTAGTTACCATGGATTTATATAGTAATAAATATGTTTTTATATCAACATGCCCAACATGTTTATCAGACCTTAAAATTACACGTGATATTAAATAATGGAGTTTTATTATGTCAAGTCCAATCATAACATTCCGTCTCACAACTCATCAACTTGCTCGCGGACTTCAGATTGTTCGCAGCCTGGAACCGAACTTCCAACTTACTAGCCTATCGCAACTGGTTAAAATCATCTATACTGATTACTTGGCAAAAATGACCCTTGATCAAACAGGTGAAGTTGATCCAGACATCATGCAAGAAATCCAAGTTTTTATCCTTAATCCTAAAAAGAGAGAAATCAACTTGGCATCTTTGGCGGATGATGAAAACTTTAAGGAGAATTACTAATGAGTAAAGCTCGCGTAGTTTCAACCAGAATGACTATTGACGACCTCGCCAAAGCTAGAGATGGCCTACTTGCAAAAGGCATTGACCAATCTGACTTAACAACAACTAGCCAGCTTATCAAACTTACCTTCTATTACGGAATTATTTATCTCTGCCAAGATCCAAAATCTCCACCCAGCCAGGAATCCACAGAATTTGTAAGGCAAAAATTCAGCCAAACTAAAGTAACCAGAGGACTGACCTTAACTGATCTGGAATAACAATCATTAATAATTATTAGCGGAGCTTGTTATGTACGAATCTATCAAAGAAGTCATAATGCGACGTGACGGCATCTCTGCACTTGAATCCCAAGATTTGATCACTCAAGCCAAGGAAGCCTTGCAAGAATATATAGCTTCTAATGATCTTGAAGCCGCTGAAAATGTTTGTGAAGAATACTTTGGCCTGGAACCAGATTTCTTAATCGAGCTAATGCCATGAAAAATCTCCCACAATATAAAACACTAGCTAACTTTCTTTGTCCAGCCTGCAATCAGCCATGTCGCATAATTGCCTTAGACGCTTCATTCAGTTACTCAGGCACTCATTGCACAGCCGGCCAAGCTGGAATTCACTATCCATCTGACTATGGCTCGCCTGTGACTGATTGCTGCGAGGTTGACGTGCCGGATGCTGAGCTTGACGAACCAGATTATTATGATTACGGAGATTAGCCATGGTAATGAAATACAAAGGTAAAACTCTTACCACCGAACAAGAAGCACATGTCAATACAATTCTTGACGGAAACAATTATGCAATCCAAGCACCTCCTGGAAGTGGCAAAACCTTTTTGTTGCTTGCAATGGCTCGCAAAATGTCAGGATACGGACTGTCCATCTCATTCAACAAACTTCTCGCCCAGGAAGCTGCAACCAAGTTTTCCAGCAACATAATGTGCAAAACCGGCCATGCATTAGCCTACGGCGCAATTGGCTACAAATACAAGAAGAAGCTTAGCAAGTTGACAGGCAAACAACTAGCGGATACTTTCGATATTGGTGAGTGGCAACTTTATAATAGTCCAGCCAACAAAGGATACCTCATTCTCAATACGATTCGCAAGTACTGCTACTCTAGTGACGAAGCTATTCAGTACAAACATTTGCCAAGACTCACAATCTTGCAAGACGCCGACCTGGATATTATGCGTGAAGATTTGGTTCAACACGCTAATCTTGTATTTAACGAAATGTCCGATGTTAACAAACCTATGCCAATCACTCATGATGTTTATCTCAAAATCTGGGCACTCACAAATCCAATTATTAACAAAGACTTTATCTTCTTTGACGAATATCAAGATAGCAATCCAGTCATAGCGCAAGTAATCAAGAATCAATCTTGCCAAAAGATCTTTGTTGGCGACTGTTTCCAGCAAATCTACAGTTGGCGGGGTGCCGTTAATGCCTTGCAAGACGATAATCTGGCAAAGCTATACATTACTAGAAGTTTTCGTTTCGGAGAAAACATAGCCAATATGGCAAACAACATAATCACCGGTTACTATCCATATCAGTTTGATTATGTACCATTCCATGGCAATGACGACGTTATGTCTTCAATCCATTATGAACCCCTCCCAATTGTGGATGCCATCCTCTGCCGGACAAACAAAGGAATTATTGCAGAAACAATCGAAGCACTTGGCAAAAATCTTTCCGTCCACATCCTTGGAGGAACGCAACAACTTACATACCTTATCAATTCTATAGTTCAGCTCAAACTCCAGGGGTATTCAAATCATCCAGACCTATTCCTTTTTAAGAACTTCGCAGATTTAAAAGAATATGCCGATTCTCCAATGGGAGGAGACATTAAACCTATTCTCAAATTAATCGAACTCTATGGCCGTGAAAAATTGCTATCTATTCTGGAATCAACTGTAGAAGATCCAAACGAAGCTGATGTTACCATAACTACTGCCCATAAAGCAAAAGGATTAGAATGGCCTAGAGTGAGGCTGGCCAATGATTTTAAGATTCCATCTGATAACGGGAACCCTACTACTGAAGAAACCAACATATTATATGTAGCCGCTAGTCGAGCATTGCATCAACTCGATGTGAGTAAATGCGAAGCTTGCTGGCCACACACTTTTGATAAAGCTCGCAAAGTTGCTTATGAACAATGGCAAGTAGATCAAATGAGTGAACGAAACATTAATACTATGTTTAAAGAAGTTGTTAGTAAGCATATCAATGAGCTTGAAAATGATGTTAAGTTTTAAGGAGGATAAGCATGTTAATAAAAACACCTAAATTTGAAATAAATGATTTAGTAACTGTAGAATATTATAAAATAAAAGACTCTAAATTACCTTCATTTACTGGAAAAGTAGTTTATATATTTAAAAAGTTTGAAATTCCATCTAAAAAGAAATTAATTAAATATTATGGAACTAATATTTTAAATCCCAAATATGGAATATTGTTTGGACCAATGTTTGAAGATCGTATTGTAATTAAAAAAGATAATGAAAAGAAAATATATGCAATATTTCCTATGGCTGGATATGGTAGATATTTTACTATAAAACTTAATATTAGGGAGTCTAACCTATGAACAAACGACAACTAAAGAAAATAATCACCCTGTATAAAGAAGGATTATCTTGTGAAATATGCATATCTGTTATGCTTGACCTAATGAAAGGTAAAAGCACTATTGAGGTTGCAATGGCAATTCATACCTTTTACGAAGCAGTATTTAATCTAACTAAGAAGGAGGTTTAAAAGGTGATCAAACGCAAATTCTTGCCAGAACTCCTCGGAATGAATCTTTATCAGACCAGTCGTAATGAATGTTTTTATGCCTGGAATCATAAACATGCCATTAATAAAAGGCCAAACGAATTGATTTATTTTGTTACAGATGTTGGGAAAAGAATATTAATTATTAACAAATAACAAAAACAAGAAAAATGTTTACAGAAGCTAGAAAAGGTATAATAAATGGTTTTCTAGATAGAACTCTTGAAAATATAGGAGGAGTTGCTTCCTCTGCTACTTGTCCATTTGGTCAATAAGGATAAACAAACAATGGAAAAAGGATTATATCTTTTATTTGGATTGTTAATTGGAGCTACTACAATGTTTCTTGCAGCTAAAAATGATTTAAAAACTTGTGATAGGACAATAGCTAAACTCGAAAAGAAAGCAAACCTCGTTCCAGTCGTAACTGTTGACGCCTTAGGCATTTGTAAAGTAACTCAAGGAGGAAAAGCTTATCTGTTGATTGATGTTACTGAAGAAACGAAACCACTTGATGTGATTGAACAAAATATTATCAACCAAGAGGAGAAATAATGTGCGAAAGATTACTCGAATACTTCATGATCTTCTTACTCATTTGCACAAGACTTTTCACTTTCCTGCACATAAAAGTAAAAGCTCTTATGATCAGGATAGAAAAATAATGCGAATAGCTAGATTACATATTCGGAGGGTAAAATGAAGACTCTAAAAAATACTTTAATATTCTTAGCCTCTTTTATAGTTGTAGGATTATTTGTCCTTCTTATTGATAAATTGTATCCAACGCCTCCGATTGATCAAGCAACTTTGCAACACTTTTCTAATAGAAATGTTATTACCAGTTTGGATAAATAACTTGGCGTTACCTATAGATTGAAGTGGTATTTAAGGATTTTATTAAATAGTAAAAAGGTCAAAAAAGTGAAAAGAGTAGTTGACAAAGTACCGGGTTTCGTTTATAGTGGGGGAACAAATTACGGCAAACGACTATAAACCTTTAGCCCAAAAAAGCCACCCATGAGTAAGCTACTGATAACTGATAAAAGCTTTATAACTGAT